TCTTGCGCATCTGTTTGCCCAGTTTCCTGCATTACTGAAGGCGAAACTAAATACGAAATTGGCGATGCTTGCATCGATTGTGGTTCTTGCGAATCCGTTTGCCCAGTTTCTGTAATTTCCGCTGAATAGTACAACAAATCTAAAAGACCAGTAAACGCTTATGTTTACTGGTCTTTTTATTTTTGCAAAACGGTAAAAATCACCTAATTTCTTCTCGGTTGCTCAACCGTTGCTCACCTTTTAATAGGTCATCTCCGTAAGGTAACTTATTCACCGCATCAATATATTGTTGTAGTGTTTTATGCGTATAGACATCTGCAGTGATATTATCCTTGTTAGCGTGGCCGACGATCCGTTTGATTATAATTTCATCAATACCTATGTTGCTGCATATCGAGATAAAGGTATGCCTTGTGTCATGTGGCTTGTGCTCGCCTAGGTTCCATTCTTTACATCTTTTTTGTAGTTCTTTACGATATATGTCCTTGTGTATCACACCATCTAATAAACACTCGGAGCGTTTAAATTTTGCTTGCTGGTAGAGTTCCTTGATGAAAGGGGAGATACATTCCGCAATAGGGATGGCTCGATTACGGCCGGCCTCTGTTTTAGAACCGCCAATCATATATCGTTCTTTAATGTGGACATCATCAACTCGGATTGTTTGTAATTCGTTCAATCTGAGCCCCGTGTAGACGTATATGAGTGCTAGTTTGGATATTATATCGTCAGAGTGCTTCCAAAGCTCATAGAGCGCTAAATTTGTAAATATGTTAGCTTTCTTAATCGGTGTAGCATTCTTATTGATGATAATATCAGAAAGGTAGTTGCGCGGAATGACTTCCTGCTTGACTGCGAGTGTGCCTACAGAAACTATGATCGCTTTAATTAACTTCTGATAAGACTTTGTGTGCATCGAATTATCGAATATAGACTGCAGATGAGCTGCTCTAAGATTTTTCATTTCTATATTAAATAGGGGTTCTACCAATTTTCGCACAACGTGCATGCTTTTAATTCTTCCTTTAGAGAGCCCCTGACGTTCAGCTTCTTCCATACGCCAATCAAAGCACTGTCCAAAAGTAATTTTGCGCTCCTCCTGAATTTGTGGATTAATAGAGAATAGGGCAAGGGCATTATACGCTTCTTTTTGCGTCGCAAAGGTACCTATGGATTTCCGTAAGGGTTTACCCTCAGAATTGTATCCAAGAGTCACCACGGCTCGATATGGCTTACGTAGAGCCTTATGTTTCATCTTATACACGGTGCCAGTACCATTGGCGCGTTTCATGGCCATAATTACATACCTCCTAAAATACCCCTATCTGAGTAGTATCGGATAGGGGCTTTACGTTTATTAATCACTTGTCTTATAGACTAATTTATTTTCTTTATCCATAAGTTCTGCTAATTTATCAGTGGTAATAGGTATTTCAATTTTATCGCCATTTCCATTAATAAATTTAATAGTATACGGTGGGTTCATAATTATTTGTTTAGGTATTGCATAGTAGACAAGGGCATAGCTATGCGGCATCATATCATAGATTTTGGTATTCATCGCTACTGGGATTATATACTGATTGTCCTTTTCTATAAGTAATCGTTGTGATGGTAGTTGAGGCATTACTGTACCGGCTAATGGATTCTTTAGATGAAGTGCATATGTAGCTATGTATACATAATCATTACTGTTTAGTATGGCTTTCTTAAAAGATTCGTCTGGAAAAATCAGACGATCGTCTTTGGAATATGATACATATTTAGTGATTGTAGCTGGGGTAATTAATACCGCGGCGCCACCAGCTCCACTCCGAAGTTCAACTCCATAATTAATTGGGCTTTCAAGTTTACGATCAGTTTTATAATTTTGCCCGGTGCTCCAGATTTTATCATACGTTTCTGGGGTTACATCAATAAATTGTGCAAATGAAGAACTAGCAACTGTTGCAAATAATGCCGCGATAGATAAAATTTTATAGAATTTCATTGTTTATCTCCCTTATTAATCTCCCTTATTAATCTCTTACAAAGTCACATTGTACATAACAACCTTACCAATCAGATATAATTCATCTGTATTCTCGTAACTAAATATGATGTCCCGAAATGCCATATCCGAGCTATCAGGTTTAAATACAAATTCTTGATGCTGTTTGTCATTGTAGAATCTTTTAACTGTATAATCCCCTCCATTCTTAATAACTACAATATCTCCGTCATGGATATCTGGTAGCTCTATATTTCTTAATACGGCGATAATAGCACCGTTTTGGATAACGTTGTTCATGCTTTCACCGTTAACCGGCATAAGTATAATATTCTTATTGCCTGCGTAACGTCCCATCATGAAATCAGGGACTGATACGGTAGGGAGGGTGCTAATACCCTCTATGTTAGTTAACGCCCCCGCAGATACTGCGGAGGGTACGTATTTGTAATTGTTGAGGTGAACCATATCTATAAACGCATCAGATTCTGCGTCAAAACGGCTGGCTGATTCGAACTGTTCAAATCTGTCTGAATCGCCGTTAAACACGCTCGGGATATATTCATCATACATGTCGTTATCCTTATAGAACTGGGACAAACTTTTACCATATACATCGCATAATTTTTTGAGTAAAAACAAATTAATGGGCTCTATCTCTGCCTCATAATCCTCAAGGTCTTTCTTGGGGATTTTTGTTATTTTTGACAGGTCCGAAAGGGATAAACCTGAGTTAACTCTTTCATTGATTAACGCCCCCGGGATGCGGTCATCAGCTATCAAGTCCGAATCTGTTAGGTAATCAACAGTAACATCATAACGTTCCGCGATGCGTTTTAGCAAATCCAAAGGAATTTGTCTCTTTTCAGATTCATAATTACTTAATGTATTTTGAGCAACACCTAAGTCTTCGGCGAACTGTAGTTGACTAAGCCCTAACATGTGGCGTAATTGTCTTAATTTCATAAGTCTTCCTCCTTAAAAGTCTCCCTGCTTACACAATATCACATATAGCGATATTTTTCAAATATATTGTTGACGATAATCTCAAATTGAGATATACTAATATCACAAATTGAGATATTTTAGATGTAAAGGGAGGTGATTGGATGAGACAGTACTTGATTGATGCCAGAAATAAAAAAGGGCTCACCCAGGTTGAGGCGGCAAGTAAGCTTTTTATGTCTCAAAATTATTTATCAAATTTAGAGACTGGCAAAAGACAGAAAAGCCTTAGCGTGGCAACTTTAAAGGCGTTCTCAAAAGTTTATCAGATTCCGTTGGCTGATTTAATCGCATCAGAATCTGCATATGGAAATACCTAATAGGTAACGAAATTAAAAGAAACGAGGACAGCAAATGACAGACATGGAAATTTTGTATAACGCCTATCGTGATAGCGGGATGCAAACCAACGAGGAAATGGAAAATTTACTCGGATGGCCGAACGGTAAGATTAGAACCATGAAAGCCCGACTAAAGGCGAGGGGCTTTATCGACTATGAATTCGGTAAGCCGGTTACGATTTTAAAGCCGTATCGAGAAGATGTGGAGAAACCGGAAAGCTTCAAAGCAGCTATATACCGAGAGATGTTAGGAGTTTATATGGATGATTTCCGTAATCAAGATACGTTTAAAGATCGTTTACAAGTAGGCCAAGAAATCAGAATGATTTTGAAGGCTATATGAAAAGGAGGGGCAGTGCACATGATTAAAAAAGTAATATCTGTTTCGCAGATGGCTGCGGTACTCGGAATTAGCTTGACAGCAGTCCGAGAGGGCATCGCAGTAGGCAAATTCCCATTTGCCTACGCCTGGCAGTCACCAGGCAAGAAATCCCGTAGCTTTGTTATTGACAAAGAAGGGTTTAGGACGTTCCTTGTACATTCGCTTGGATGGGATGCAAAAGTAGTTGATGCGGAGTTTAAATCCGCAGGAATTCATTAGGAGGAATTAATCATGAACTGGAGTAACACATCCTATCATTACACAATATCCGTAATTAAAGGAATCGTAGGTGGATTTCAATATAGCCTCGACAGAAAATGTAATACAAAACGATGGGCGCTGATGGAGCTTAAAGAGTTGGGCACCTCAAATTGGGGATTTTCTAACTTAAAAACGCGATTAATTGACAACGCCATCCGGAAGGCCATCAAGCATGTTAAAAGTACTGACATGTCAAACTGTCAGGTATCAACACTATGCCATTCTGGATTCAGGCACGTTCCTGGTTATTTTAAAGGTTTAAGGAGATGTAAATCATGACATGGATTGACGCAGGAATGCATTTAAGCTTTGCTACTGCTGCAGTAGCATCTATTTTATCAATGATGATGTTATAGGAGAAACATAATTATGAAAGCTATCCCAGTAAATGAAACAGCAATGGCTGCACATCTAAAAGCAATCGAATCCGAGCGCATCTTAAATCACATTAATAGTGATATTCTGTGTACTGCGTATAATTTGCAAGCATATATGTGTGATTATGATGAGTCGGAAATCCGTATTATCGTCACTACAGATGGCATTACGGCTGAACGAATCTAGGAGGATGAATAATGAGTTATATGTTGTTTGGGGCATTTTTGGTCGTAGGTTCTATGGGAGCCTTAGAAGTTGACCATATCGGATGGGAACAGTTTTTACTACAATCGTTCATTGGCTTCGCCCTATCACTTTATGGCTTTTACAAAGATAAAGCCGAAATGGATGCCGAGGAACGTGAATGCGTTGCGTATACCGCTAAAGTAAGAAAATGCGGCGAATACTGCCGTAATCCATATCACAACTAAAGGCATATAAGGAGGTGATTAAATTGCGAGACTGTAGCAAATGTCCAAAACGAGACTACTGCATTCCTGATGAATGCGAGGATTTGGACATAAAAAATGAGCCTGATGATGCTGCAACATCAACAAGCTCAAATTAGAAAAATATTATTCTACGTTGATTATATCACAGAAAGGACAACTTATGGAATTCCTATTAGTTACTTACGATACCAGTGATTATTACTGGCAAAACAATACACCTGTACATAACCCAGATGAATTTTGGTTTAGATATTACGAATCCGATACAAATGTTCCAATCGACAACATTGGTATCGGTGATTGGGTTGTTGTTAAATCAAGAAATGGACTAGGCGTTGCTCGTGTTTTGAAAAAGGCAAAAGACCTTGATACTGTTCGGAAGTACGGCTTTAAAGGGAACATCCTTAAACAGGTCATTGCAGTTATCGATACTTCTAAATGCGATAAACGCGAAAGCGATCGAGCTAAATTGGAGGACATCGAAAGGAAACTTGAGCAAAATGCCAAGAACGCCGAACGCATGACCATGTATCGGTTACTTGCAAAAGATAACCCAGAATTCTCGGCATTACTTACTGAGTATGAATCTGTGAAGGCGTCTGTCGATGAATTATAACGCTTTCATCAACTCCAAGTCTAAAATGTCAGAATCTCATGGATTTGTTATTGACACAGGTATGTTAAACAAACACCTATTTGACTTCCAACGAGATATCGTTAAATGGGCCTTGGCAAAAGGTAAAGCTGCCATATTCGCAGATTGCGGATTGGGCAAAACTTTAATGCAGCTGTCCTGGGCGTATGAGATTTATCTACACACGGGTGGATCCGTACTCATATTAGCACCACTAGCTGTGGCCGCTCAAACACAGTCCGAGGGTGAACGTTTCGATATTCCTGTGACTATATGTGAATCTGATGATGATATTGTGCCAGGCGTTAATATTACGAATTATGAGAAATTGGGACGATTCAATACCGATAATTTGATAGGTGTCGTGCTTGATGAATCGAGTATCCTAAAGTCATTTACTGGTAAAGTACGTACGGATTTAATTAATCGATTCAGTAATACACCATATCGGTTGGCATGTACGGCAACACCTGCACCGAATGACTATATGGAGCTTGGCAATCATGCAGAGTTCCTCGGCATCATGAGCCGTAATGAGATGTTATCTATGTATTTCACACACGATGGTAGCGATACCGCTAAATGGCGATTAAAAGGTCATGCAGAAAATACCTTTTGGGAATGGATGGCGTCATGGGCAGTCGTGCTAGATAACCCGGCATCCCTGGGGTATGAAGATGATGGCTATGAATTGCCTGAGTTACGCGTACATGAAATTGTTGTTGATAAAACAGGTGAGGATGTCCCGGCTTTATCATTGCTGGAACGTCGAAGGGCCCGCAAAGCATCTCTTGAATCAAGATGTAGAGCAGCAGCTGATTTAGTCAATGCATCTAATGAGCAATGGCTAGTGTGGTGCGACCTTAACGATGAATCGACTACTCTGAAAGAAATGATTGATCTCGCAGAGGACGTCAAAGGTAGTGATAAGGCGACTCGAAAGCAGGGCATGATGTTAGGTTTTGGTTCTGGATTCCTAAAATGCTTGGTAACAAAACCAAGTATCGCCGGATTCGGAATGAACTGGCAAAACTGCCACAATATGATTTTTGTTGGACTATCCGATAGTTATGAACAGTATTATCAAGCGCTTCGCCGATGCTGGCGATTTGGTCAGAAGCATGAGGTGAACGCCTATATCGTAATTTCCGAAAAGGAGGGCGCGGTTAAGGCGAACATCGAACGTAAGGAAGCGGATGCTATAAAAATGAGGAACGCTATGATTGCGCTAACCCGTGACGCTGTTCGTACTGAATTATCTAAAACTAGACGGGAATCAACGGAATACAATCCGCGTATACCGATGATGCTACCTAACTGGGCAGAAATGAGGGCTGTTATATGACTAAGATTTACGTAAGCCATCCATTCGGAGGATTGGCTAAAAATAAAAAGAATGCTGACTCTGTATTAAAGTGGCTGCAGGACGATATGGGCGTATTTCCGATAAAGGAACCTTTTGGCAGTGATACGCATAACATATTCCTATCACCTATACATATGTTTGGGCATTTATATAACAAGGTTGATTATGATACCGGCATAGGCTGGTGTATTGATCTTCTAAGTGGTTGCGATGCAATCATAATGTGCAACGGATGGGAGAACTCAACCGGGTGCAATTTGGAGTTAGCTTATGCTAAGGATCATAACATAAGAGTCATCCACATCAATGAACTAAAAGCAGCTAAATCAATTAGATTAGCCGTTGATGCAGGCATGAATAAAGGAGTAGCCGCCTTTTTTGGATTTGCAATGCTGCAAGCGCTAAATAAGAAAGCAAAGGAGGACCTACAACGTGAACGTGCTAAATCAGTTAATTGAGTCCCGATTTGCAATTTATAATGGCGACTCAGTAGAAGTACTGAAAGGGCTGCCTGCTGATAGCGTTCATTACTCCATATTTAGCCCTCCTTTTAGCAGTTTGTATGTCTACTCTAATTCTGATAGGGATATGGGAAACTCATCTACTGATAGTGAGTTTTGGCAGCACTTCAAGTATTTGATCACAGAACTATACCGCGTAATAATGCCTGGGCGATTAGTATCAGTTCATTGTATGGATTTGCCACTCACGAAATCTAGGGACGGTGTTATCGGAATGAAAGATTTTCCTGGTGACATTATTCGAGCCTTCCAGGATGCTGGATTCGTGATGCATTCCCGAGTCACGATTTGGAAAGATCCTCTCATTGAGGCTACTCGGACAAAGGCGCTAGGGCTTTTACACAAGCAGATTGTAAAAGATTCTGCCATGTGTAGAATGGGGGCGCCTGATTACATTGTGACATTGCGTAAACCTGGTGACAATCCAGAGCCTATTGCACACCCGGAAGGGTTTACCCAGTTTTTCGGGCAGGAGGAACCTGAGGGAATCAAAGGAATTGAAAGACCTGCGCCCGATCCAGATTTGTTTGATAAAAAGCAAAAATACAATACAGAGCCTATATATAGCCATCAAGTATGGCGACGATACGCTAATCCTGTATGGGCCGATATCCGCCAAACGCATACGCTGAATTATAAAGCAGCTCGTGACAATAAGGACGAACGTCACATTTGCCCGCTACAGCTAGATACTGTGGCTCGTTGCATAGAATTGTGGAGTAATTCGAATGATATCGTACTTGATCCATTTGCTGGTATTGGTACGGTCCCAGTTATGGCGCTTCGTATGGGCCGTAGGGCTTTAGGTTTTGAGTTAAAAGAATCGTATTACAACCAATCAATTATTAATATTCAGGAGGAGTTAAAGAATGATTAAAGTTGAAGTTCAAGGAGTTAATGTACTAGATGTATATAATCAGCTAAAAGCTGTGTTAAATCAATTCAAAAGTTTTGTAGATAGCGATAGAGCAATGGATGATAAAGCCCCTGGCATAGTAGATACAGTGGTATCTACAGTAGCAGCACCGTCCGTGTGCGTATCTAATTTAGCTCCGCAAGATACAAATCAAGGTGTACCTACTACAACAGTAGCTGTGCAACCAAACTCCATATCCATGACAGCACCTAATGCAGCTGTACAAGTTACTCCTACTCAAGTAGCCATTACAGCACCAACTGTCAACGTGGCAACTGATACCGCGGTACAATCTGCAGCACCGGTACAAACAGTTACCGCACCTGTGCAAACACCTGTTACTGCTCCAGTATCTCAGGAAGTTAAGAAGTACACATTGCCTGAAATTCAAGCGGCGCTCGCACCATTACTTGACGCAGGGAAAGCTGTAGAACTGCAACAATTAATGGCACAATTCGGTGTTCAATACTTGGGTGAAGTACCTGAGGACAGATACCCTGAATTAGTAAATGCAATTAGAGGATTGGGGGCAAGAATCTAATGGCACCTCGATCACATGCATTATTAAACGCATCGGGGTCGCACCGGTGGCTGCATTGTACAGCCGCCCCTCTCCTAGAGGAGAACTTTCCCGATAGTACATCTGTGTATGCAAAGGAAGGAACCCTGGCACATGAACTATGTGAGTTAAAACTACAGAAGTATACTACGGCCATGGCTAAATCCACATACACTCGCAAGTTCAACAAAATCAAAAAGGATGAGTTGTGGCAACCAGAAATGGACGATACCTCGGAAACATACCTTGAATATGTCAAAGGCGTTATGTTAGGCTGCCCGGCAACTCCAGTC